TCCATAGAATAGTTTGCGTCAGGAACAGGAGCTATCTCAAATGTTGTTTGGTCAAATATAGCGTAATATCTTGGCTTGCCTCTAGTTGTTGTATCAGAAACAAACTCTTTAATAAAAGAATTATGCTTTAAATCTAAGTAATCATAGTTATTAGAACTTATAACAGCCAAGGAAAAGGGTGCTAGAAAGTCCGATGGTGTGCTTAAAAATCTATTATCTTGCGAAACATTACCAGACACATTTTTTCTTTGGTCAGGTATTTGTACTGCTTTAAGTATTCTTTCTTCTGCTTGTTCAATAAAAGTATTTAGATTATTAACGAATGTTGTTTCATCTGTTTCTAAATAATCTTGTATCGCAGTTTTTAATGTAGCTAATGTAAAACTCATGATGTTGTTATTGTAACTGTACCTAAAGCACTTGTCATGCTGTCAGGTATTGTTAGCTTAGTACCTATAATACCTAAGTCATAATTAGTATATACAATGAAACTCGTTGGCGAAACACTTATATCAGGTCTTGGCTCTCTTACTGCTTGTGGGTCTGCTACGTTAGTAACAGGTTCTAATTGTGGATGTTTGGTTTCATAGCACTCAGGACAGGTTTTCAAACCGTTCCATTCTTTGCGGAGTTCTCTTAAGCCGTATCTAAAACCACACCTATCGCAAATACCATAAGCGTTTTTGTTAGAAGCAAAAGCCATTATGCAATATTGTAATTTGAAATATCAGGCGTGATTCTCAATGATGCTCTATCTTCATCGGCATCTAAAGCTCTTTGGAACTCTTCTTCGTATATTTGTTTTAGTAAGCCTGTTCTTTCAGGGTTTTTCTTTATTGATATGTAGTATGCAAGACCTGCAGCCAAACAAGGATAAAACCTAAACGGCATTTGCAAAGTATTTGTTGCTGCATCTACGTCATCCATTCTTGTCAATACGTTTAAATGTATTGTGTATTTGCTTGTTTCATCAGGTGTAGGGTAAACGCTGATTGTTGGTGATATTTGTTTGTCTACAAAAAATTGTAGTGGCTGTCCTTGTGTAGATTTATTCGGTATAGCAGAGTATTCGCTTCTTGAAAGCCTTGTCATTTGTATGTCTGAGTTTTCAGAGTTTACAGTTTGTCTTACAAAAGCATCTAACACATCGATAGCTGCTGTGCTTACAGAAGAATCTACATTATAAGATGTTGTGCCTTCAACCATAGCAATCGTCTTTTCTTGTATGGTCCATTGGTTTAAGCCACGGTTTGCCCACTCAGCAAGTAGTAAGTTAAGACTTCTTCTTGCAGTTCTTAAGTCGTAAGCCGTTCTAAGCTCTAAGCCACATCGTTCAAATGCTTCTTCAATGTAATCAGCTACATCTAATTCAAAGTCTTTTGAGCCTGAAACTGCCATAATTTACTTCTTAAGCTTTCCGCCTCTACCAAGCTTTTTAACGCCTGATTTGGCTACTCCACCCATTTTTTTCTTCATTACGCCTGATTTAGCTGAAGCACCGCCTCTGCCAAACTTTTTCACGCCTGCTTTTGGCATACCGCCCATACCAAGCTTAACAACGCCTGACTTCATAGTAGCATCGCCACCGCCTGCCATTTTAACAACACTGCTGTCTCTCATGGATTTGGCTATTTCAGCTTTGTCTTTTTTGGATAGACTGCCTACTAATTTTTTTAATCCTTTTAATTTAGCCATTATCTGCTCCTTCTATTTAAAATGTTTTGGTAATCATCACGATTCCAATTCTTATAATAACCTATTTTTTCTAATCTTTCAGATGCTTTATTTAATTCATCTAATTTTTGCATAAAAACCATATTATAGCTATCTGCAAAATGTGGTTCAAAGTCCTCTTGTGGTACTACCGTCTTTTCTTCATGGTCTTGATGAAAACCCATAACCCATAAGTTATTGGGGTTTAAAAAGTTGTTAAGCAAAGATATTCTGCTGTCAAAGTTTGATGCATCAATATCCATGTTTAAGTCACAATATATGACCACATCTTTGTCTGTGGGAAAGCTTTGACTTATTTCTACAAAGTCAGACCAATATTCACACTTAGACAGTACAACACCAACCCTATCTGATTCCCATGTTTTTTTTGCGTATGGGCATATAGGGTCATCTGTTTCTAAAATTTCTTTTGACCAATCACGAACCTCTTGTTCTACTAATTTTTGTGTTATCACTTCTTTTTTGTAAAGGTCTTTACATTAGTAGGTTTGCCGCCTACGCCTTGTTTTTTAGCTCTCTTTCTTGTTACAGCTGAACGCTTCTCACCTTTAGACATGCGGTTTGCAGTGGCTTTTGGCACGCATTTAGGATATTTTCTTTTAGAACCCTTGGCTTTTTTTCTACCGCACTTTTCAAAGCCTCCACCCTTTTTAGGCGAGCCTATATCAACCCATTCTTCAGAAAACCACTTGCCTAAACCCATTATCTACCACGCATTTTGGTTACTTTTCTTCTAGGCTCCATTACAGCACCGCATCCTCTTGCTATAAAACCGCCATCACGCTTGTGAATAATACCGCCTGTGGCAGCTTTTTTTGCACCTTTATATTTACCACCCATTTTTTTGTATTCACTAACCATATATGCATTTGCATAGGCTGAGGGATATACGTCAAACTTTGCCTTTGCTTTGGCTTTGGCTTTCGCATATAAAGACGGATTTGCTACATTATCTGGTGTTTTTGATTTAGCCATAATTACCTCGTTTTTTTTCTTCTTCTTTTTTTTGCTTTGCTTAAAGCTATAGCAATAGCTTGGTTTCTTGGCTTACCTTCTTTTCTGAGTATGCCGATGTTTTTGCTTATAGCTTTTTTACTTTTACCTTTAGCTAATGGCATTTAACACTTCCACCTTCTTCTTGCTTGCCTAATTCTTGAATTAGGGTTATTTCTTGTTTTAGCAGAGCTACGTTTTAGTTGTCCAAGTGACCTTGCACAATAAGACTTACGCCTTTTTGCGGCCTTGCTACCTTTTTTAACTTTGCCTGTAACGGCTGTTTTGAGTTTTGACCCGGGATTAGCCTTTCTATATGCCTTAACACCCTTACGAGTCATACCAGCACCAGACTTGGTAGGGCGATAATTACCGCCCTTGCCAGTCGTTCTTTTTATAGGTTTGGCTTTTTTCCTAGTTTTTTTAGCTGCCATTCATCAATAATTCTTATTCAAAACCAATATGATTGAATAAGTATCACCGCTTGAGTGTCCTACAGTTGTGAAATCAATATCACCTGTCACACCACTACCTGCATTATTAGGTATGCCTGTGAACAAGTCATAGTATTCGTCACCTGTACTGTCTGCAGGTAAACCAGTTAATAAAACATTAGTTGACGCATCAAATTCAATGTTTACACCCATGCCTCTAGTAGCCCAATAAATACGAGCCACTGAGACAGAGGTGCATGCGTCACCTTTACTATTTGGTTCCAAAGCCGATACATCAACCTTTTTGACAGCACTTTCACCTGTGCCGTCTGATACGTTTGTAAACTTCAAAACAGCTGTATTATTGCCGTCCTGAATTGTTTGTGAGGTTACTGCGTCTGCCATGATTTACTCCTTATGCGTCAGCAAATGGTGTTACTATTGTTCCTGAACCAATTAATAATGAATCGTGAACAAGATAAGTAGCTGCATCAATAGCTGTTACTTGAACAACACTACCAACGATACCACCTTTTGTAGAACCATTTAGTGTCATAACATCGTTAGAAGCACCCGGAACAAAAGCTTTCTTTGAACCATCATCTACAGCGACAATTACTGCACCTTTAAATTTGTCAGTTCCATCAGTTAAGATGTCTAAGTCTGTTGCTGCTGTTTCTATATAGAAATAGAAAGAAGCACCAATGTTATTAGCCTGATTAGGGTCAGTTGGGTCGCTTGGTGTTGTTGTAACAATTGAAGGTAAAGTAAATTTACCGTCTGCATCGTTGCATAATAAAATTTTTCCTGCATGTGCATCAACAGTTAATGTTGTATCTGCTGTTAAGCTGACACTACTATTGACACCTGCTGTAATAAATCCTGCCAATGACTTGACTGGACCTGAAAATGTCGATTTTGCCATAATTTCCTCCTAAGGAAATAAGTCTTACCATCTTGGCTTGTCTGCTAGGTCAGTTGGTAAAACAAGTTAATTAATCCTAGTCTTTTGATTGTATATCAGTTTATATAATAAAAAAAGGGAGCTAATGCTCCCTTTATTGGTTTGAAGAACCTTAAGCTCCTTGTGAGCCAAAAACTCCACGCCAGTTAGATACACCAAATGAGTATCTTTCTCTAGCTCTATACCTGATGTTACCTGTTGAAAATTCAGGTTCCATAGAAGTTTCCATTCCTGTTCTGTTGAACATTTTTAGACCTTCTCCATCTGCATTAACCGATGTCATAATGAAATATGCATCAGGGTCATTCAGATAGTGGTTTACACTATAGCCATTTGGTATAGAAGACTGATTTCTTATTGAGTTGATATCATTGTCTGCTGTTCCAACTCTACCCGGTGTATTTAATAATCTATCCGCAATAAATGATAATTGTGGTGGAATTATTAATTTGTCAGGTCTAACTGCAATAGTTAGGTTTCTGTCGTCAACAAATGTTGATATATCAATAATGTTGTCTTCTAATGAAGTTTCATTTAGGTCAGCCATTGTTGTAGCTCTATTTCTAGCTGTTCCACCACCTGCTAATGGGTGTGCTGTGGAAATTAATTGCTGTCCGTCACCAATAGCAAAGTTTGCGTCAAACGCATTGTTTAATACGTTAGCACCTTTTACTTCTTTGGTGTGTTGCATTGAACGTGCCAATGCTTTTGTGTATCTTCTACCGAGTTGGTCATAGAGATTATCTTCAATAGCTTCTTCAGTTAATGAGAAAGCAAGTGCCACAGTTTCGTGTGTATATCTTGCTGTATATCCTTCTGAAGCGTTATCAAAGCTAACACCTGCACCTTCTTCCTTGACAGGAGCTGCACCAAATCCAACTACAAGGACTTCTTCTTCAAAAGCTCTATCTGAGTCTTCTATAGAATAAAGTTCTTTGTATTCTTCATTGTTTTCGTCATATTCAAGTCCAAAAAGTGCATTTAGACCCGGTTCGAGTTCTTTCGCTAATTGCGCTCTACTTATCGCCATCTAATTACTCCTTATGCTAAGCCGGCACCTTTTACGCCGCTTATGTGATTTTGAATAACAACTAAAACATTAGTATTTGCTGAAGCAACGTCTGAGTTATCAGGGTCTTGACTAATGTCAATAGCTTTCAGAGGCAAATTTGTTGAAGTTGCACCTGTTGTTACGTCTAATTCTGCTCCTGAAATACCTGTATAGGTGCTACCTGAGTTTGTGTAGACAATATCAAAATTACCAAACAAATCAGCCACTGGGAAAGTGTCGTCTGCTTGAATCTCGAAGACCGTATTAGGGTCATCATGTATAAAAGCAATTATGTCTGAAGCATTAGTGCTTGCAGGGTAATAATTACTAAATACTTGCTCTGATGTTGTTGGGTCTGTGTACATACAGCCATTGAATACGCCAACTATAGGAACCGTACCGCCATCTGCGTGAATTTCAACAGTACCACCAGTAACTTGCATTACTAGGTCGCCTTGAAAAATACTTGTTCCGTAGTTTGCGGCTATTCTATAACGGCTTTGTCCGCCTGAATAGGGTGAGCCACCCATCATTCTTACAGGCTTTAGACCAAATGAAGCGTCTTTATTCGCCATAATTTATCCTACCTTTTTTTTCCAAATGATACATT